CCCCCACCCATACCCACCCGGATAATAAACCCGCGCGCGTAAGGGCACCGGCCAAGCCGGAAGGGGTGAGTGCGCAGACATGGGCGGATTTTCTGGAGGTTCGCCGCAAAAAGCGTGCTCCCGTCACTGAGACCGTGGTTGCTGGCATGGAGCGGGAAGCCGCGAAAGCTGGTTGGCCGTTGGAACAGGCATTTACCGAAACAATTACTCGAGGGTGGCAAAGTTTCAAGGCTGAGTGGGTGACACCGGCCCGAAGTAGCACCGTGGCGGTGGGCGTATGACCTGGGCCCCCGCCAAGCTGGGCAAGCAGACTTGCCCGCAATGCTCCGAACACCGCAGGCACCGCAAGGAACCCTGCCTCAACGTGAGCAAAACCGACAACGGCGGAATGGTTTGGTTCTGCCATCACTGTGGTTTCAAAGGAACGACCGATGATTGCAGGACCGCACAGGGAATGGCTTCAGGCTCGCGGCATCCCATCCGATTTGGCGGAGAAGTTCGGGATTACAACGGTTCGGCGGCACGACGCGTACTGGCTGTCCATCCCTTACATGCACGACGGGCAGATCGTGAACCGCAAGTATCGGCGCACCGCCGAGAAGCAGCACGAAATGGACAAGGGCGGAAAGCTTTGCTTCTGGAACGCTGAGGCGTTAAAGGGCGCTCGCACGCTTGTGATCACTGAGGGCGAGTTTGACGCACTTGCCGCTATTGCTTGTGGCTTCCCCCATGCCGTGAGTGTCCCCAACGGCGCGCCGGCTGAAAAGGCGGACGACCCGCTGAACGCCAAGCGGTATTCGTTTTTGTGGGAAATGCACGAGGATGCCTTGAAGGCCATCCCTTCGATCATCCTCGCAACCGATGGTGACAAACCCGGCCAGACCCTTGCTCACGATCTCGCCTGCATTTTGGGCAAGGACCGTTGCAAGTTTGTCGAGTACCCTGAGGGCTGCAAGGATTTGAACGATGTGCTGGTAAAGCACGGCCAGCGCGCCGCCGCCGAAGTCCTGACGCTGGCAAAGCCCTTTCCGGTGGTGGGCCTCTACCGCATGTCAGACTTCCCCGATGGTGTGGACATTCAAGCCATGCCGACTGGGATCGAAGCCCTTGACGAACACATGCAGATCGTCCTCGGCACGTTCACCGTGTTTTCCGGTTATTCCAACATGGGCAAGTCCACGGTGATGAACACCATCCTTGCGCATTGTATTGATCGGAACGTGCCGGTCTGCATCGCCAGCTTTGAGACGCTTCCCAAACCCATTTTACGCGACGGTATCGCCCGTGCTCTGCTCGGATGCAGCTTTGAGGACTTCCCGCACCATCCGAAGCGCCGCGCTGCTTACGACCAGATCGAAAGCATGATGACCGTCATTTCCAATGCCCTCGACGATGACGAAGACATCACGCTTGAAGCCTACCTTGAACTGGCGCGCATTGCAGTCGTGCGGAATGGCGCAAAGGTGGTGGTGCTCGATCCGTGGAATGAGCTGGAGCACAAGCGCAACCACGACGAAACCGAAACCGACTACATCGGGCGGGCAATTCGCGCACTGAAGCGGTTTGCCAAGCGGTACAACATTGCACTGTGGGTAGTGGCGCACCCCACCAAGCCGATGAAGATGAAGGACGGCACCGTCCCGCCCCCAGGACTGTATGACATTGCAGGATCGGCCAACTGGGCGAACAAGGCTGACTACGGCCTGATTTATCATCGCCCCGACAAAACGGTGAACAGCGCAACCTTGTCAGTGGTCAAGGTCCGCATGGGCCTGCCCGGCAAGTGCGGCGTGGTTCACACCTGCATGAACGCTTTCAAGAGCCGGATTGAAGCGGACCCGTACGCATGACCTACCGCCCGCGCAATCGCAACGACCGTACGAACGAAGCGCCGAAGTCAACCGCGCGCTGGTTCGATTACCGCAAGGACGAGTCAAAGACAAAGCCATTCGGTTTTCATTCGCAGGAGCAGACCAGTGACCGCAGCCAATGACAACTGGCCCCGCGACACCCTAGCCGATAGCGATGGAGATGATGGAGCATGAAAGCGAACCGCAAGCGCAAGAAGGTTGATCCGGTCAACTACGTTCGCCCCACCCCTGAGCAGCAAGCCAAGGGAGAGTTTGTCACCGCAGGCATGGCCTACCGCCGCGTTCCGGTCATCGTCACGCTGGCAGACACAGGCAAGCTTTCACAGCGCCAGTTCGACGGCCTCGCCCGCTATCGTGATGTCGCCATTGCTGACGAGCGCAGCCTGATCCGCGACAGCATTGGCAAGATGCTCGACGGCATGATGGGTGGCGGCACCGGCGGGCCAAGTCTCTCAACCACCCGCAACGCAATCGAGCTAGGCTATCTCGAACGTAAACTTGGCAGCTTGGCAGACATTGCCCGCGCTGTGGCTGTGAAGGACGTTAGCCTAGCGCAATGGGCCATCAAGCAGGGTGGCAGCATCATGCGCTCGAAGGGACTTGTTCCTGCCGTGGTTACGTGGTTTGAACCTCGCCGCAAGTTTGCGGAGATTGCGCTTATGGAAATCCGCATGGCTGGCGAGCGATTGGCCGATGCGATAGGGGCTTGACCTTTCTTACGTGATCGCCTATGCAAATTGATAAAGGTGCGTAATGCGCCTGAAGGGGTCGGCTGTAATGGCTGGCCCTTTTTGCGTTAGGGCTACGGCCCTGCCCGTCCCCGCTTTCGCACTATGCACGCCCACACCTTGAGGGGCACAAAGGCGCGCGTGACGGGCGAATATCACTAGCGAACCGGCGACGCCTTCGGGCACCTGGTAGCGAGGCTGTCACATGAGCGGCAATAAAATAACGGGCGGAAAACCGGGGCCGGGCCGTCCCAAGGGTTCACCGAACAAGGTCAGCACCGAAGCAAAGAACGCTATTGCGTTGGCTGCGGCCAATCTGGGTGGGCACAACCGTCTGGTTGATTGGGTCAAAGAAGACCCGAAGAACGAAAGCGCGTTCTGGACCTCGATCTATCCCAAGCTGATTGCGGTTTCTGTGGTCGGTCCTGGTGATGATGGCTCCCACAAGCTCGTGGTATCGTGGCAAGGGTAATCATCCCGTACACCCCGCGCGAGGTGTTCAAGCCTTACCATAGCAGAACGCAGCGGTTTGCCTCGATTGTCGCCCATCGCCGCGCTGGCAAGACGGTTGCAACGATTAACGACCAGATCAGGCGGGCGATTGAGTTTCCCCGGCAGGATGGCCGGTTCGCTTACATTGCGCCATTTCGCCAGCAGGCCAAAGACGTGGCTTGGTCTTACCTCAAGTTCTACACGGCGCCGATCCCTGGGATTGAGGTAAGCGAGAGCGAGCTTCATGTAACGCTGCCGACTGGTTCACGTATCAGGTTGTATGGCAGCGACAACTATGACGCCATGCGAGGCATCTATCTCGACGGTGTGATCATGGACGAGTTTGCGGACCATCATCCGCAGGCATGGCGGGAAGTGGTGCGACCGGCTCTTGCGGATCGGCAAGGCTGGGCAACGTTCATTGGCACGTCAAAGGGCAAAAACGCCTTTTACGACATGCAGGTTTTGGCGGAATCGTCGCCTGACTGGTTTGCCGCGCGGATGAAGGCAAGCGAGACGGGATTGCTTCCGGCAAGCGAGCTGGAAGCGATGCGCCAGACGATGAGCGCGAACGAGTACGCGCGGGAAATGGAATGCGACTTCGACGCGGCGATTGAAGGCGCATACTTTGCGGACCTGATTGCCGAGGCGAAGAAGCAGGGGCGGATTGGCCGGGTGGCCAAAGACCCGAACATGGCGATCCGGGTTTACTGCGACCTTGGCGGTTCCGGCGCGAAGGCCGATGCGTTTACGATGTGGGTCTGCCAGTTCATCGGGCAGGAAATACGTGTCCTCGACTATTACGAGGCGCAAGGGCAACCGGCTGCGGAACACTTTGCATGGCTGCGGGAACGGGGGTTTGCCCGCGCGGAAGTGTTCCTGCCGCATGATGGCTTGACGCAGAGCGGGCCGGGTTCGGCAAGCTGGGAAGGCGCCTTTCGTGAGGCGGGTTTCAGTGCCTCTACGCTGCGCAATGCAGGGTCCGGGGCCTCTGGTGCCAAGTCGGTGCGGATCGAGGCTGTACGTCGCTTGCTGCCGCGCGTGTGGTTCAATGCCGATACGTGCCAGGGCGGTCTGGATGCGTTGACCGCCTATGCCGAGAAGCGGGACGAGAAGCGCGGGATCGGCCTCGGGCCTGATCATAACTGGGCAAGCCACGGTGCTGACGCTTTTGGCCTGATGGCGGTAGATTACCGCGAGCCAACGACCAGTTGGACAGGCTCTCTCAAATACAGGAGCAATCCGATATGAAGTACGATGTAACCCGCTACAGTCCTGGCGGTTTTGAAACGGTAACGGTCGAAGCGGAAAGCGGCGATGAGGCGGCGATGCTGGCTTACAAGCCGGGCTGTTCGGTTCGCGGTGTGACGCCTTCCGCCGATCAGGGCGAAGAGCCGAAGCGCCGTGGCCGTCCTCCGGTGGCGGCTGACTGAGCATGCCGAAGATGGGCGACGATGCGCTGCGCACGCTGATTATGGCGCGGCGCGATGCGTCGTCCAACCGGCTTGATAGCGAGTACAGCAAGAACCGGCGTGAGGCGCTAGCGTTCTACCGTGGCGACACTCACACGAGCTACGGCCCTGATGAGCCGGGCATGTCCAAGGTCATCAGCCGCGACACGATGGAAGCGGTGGAATCCATGCTTCCGGGGCTTATGCGCCCGTTTGTGTCTGGTGACGAGGTTGTTCGTTTCGATCCGCAGGGGCCTGAGGACGAAGACAGCAGCAAGCAGGCCAGCGAGTACATCAACTACCTTTTCACGCGCAGAAACGATGGATACTCGATTATCCATACGTCGATGAAAGATGGGCTGCTGTTCCGTCTGGGCGTTGGCAAGGTGGTGCGCGAGGAAAGCGAGAGCTACAAGGCAGAGACGTATCGCTGCCTGTCTGAGATCGAGTTTCAGGCGCTTGAGCAGGACGAGAACTTCGAGGTTCTGTCCGCCACGATGGAGCCGGATGGGATAAGCGCACAGGGCCAGCGCAAGTTCAAGAAGGGCAAGATTGCGGTTTACTGCGTCGCGCCTGACGAGTTTCTGTTCGAGCGGCATCTTGCCCGTTTGGAAGATGCCAACTTCCTCGGGCAGGAAAGCCGCCGTTCGGTGTCCGACCTTATTGCGATGGGGCTGGACAAGAAGAAATGCGAAGGCCTCACCAGCGACAACGACACGGCTTACAACACTGAGCGGACGGAGCGGTTCTGGGGCGAAAACAGCACGCCGCTGACGACTGACAACGACCTCGCCCGTATGGTGCGGGTGTCTGAGTGCTATATTCGCTGCGATTACGAGGGCAACGGCAAGCTTGTCTGGCGCAGGGTGTTCCTTGGCGGCGGCAATGACGAGGTTTTGTCAAACGATCCGGTTGACGATCATCCCTACGTGGCATGGACGCCCATTCCGATCCCGCACAAGCTGGTGGGGCTTTCGATCCACGACCTGACGCGCGATATTCAGCTTATCAAGACCGCACTGGCGCGGGAGATTCAGAACAACCTGTACCTGTCCAATCGCCCGCAGCGTGAAGTGGTCGAGGGACAGGTCAATCTTGACGATGTGTTGAACCCGCGCGTTGGTGGTGTCATCCGTGTCAAGGCTGCTGGCATGATGCGGGAGGCGGTAACACCGTTCACCGCCGGTGCTTCGATGGGCATTGTCGAGTATTACGACACGGTTCGCGAGCAGCGGACGGGCAACACCAGGTACAATCAGGGCCTTGACGCTGACAGCCTGAACAAGACCGCAACGGGCATTTCGTCGATCATGGCGGCAGCGGGCCAGCGCATGGAGATGTTTGCGCGCCAGTACGCTGAGCAGTTTCTGAAGCCGCTGTTCCTCAAGATGCTGGAACTGGTTTGCAAGTACCCTGACCAGAAAGAGGTTATCCGCCTTCGCAATGAGTGGGTGGAGATGGACCCGCGCGAATGGTCCACCGAATACGATATGAGCGTGACGGTGGGCCTTGGGTCTGGCTCGCGCGAGAAGATGGTTGCCGAGATTCAGCAGCTCTTGCAGATCGATGCGCAAATCCTTCAGCTTCAGGGTGGCGCCGTTGGTCCGCTGGTCGATTACGAGAAGATTTACGGCAAGCTGAAGGCGCTTACCGAGGCGATGGGCCTGAAGGGCATCGAGAAGTTCTACAACGATCCTGATGGCTACCAGCAGCCGCCGCAGACCAATCCCGAAGCTGACAAGGCGCAGATGGATGGGCAGATCAAGCTTCAAATCGCGCAGATTGACGCGGACGCCAAGATTGCGGTGGCCAAGATCAATGGCGAAGTGGAGTTGCTTAAGGCTTCGATGACGCCGCCGCCGAATATCATGCCGGAAATGGACGGCCCCGGCCCCGACATGACACCGATGCACGAACAGGCAGAAATGCCGCAGTTTGAGCAGCAGGAGCCGATGATGGAAGGCGAGCCAGTTGGATACTGAGCAGCGCGCCAACCATGCGCGGCAGCTTCGTGACGATCCGATGTTCCGCGAGATCATGGACGAGCTGCGCGAGGAAGCCATCAACGTCTGGGCCAAGACAGCAACCGAGCAGCAGGGCCAGCGCGAATTTGCATGGATGATGGTGCGCGTGATCGACCGTATCGGCACCAAGCTTCAGTCCATCGTGGACGATCAGTTTATCTCGGCCCGCGCGATTGTCCGTGAACCCGACTGACTGGCAGGAACTGCCACGCACTAACGATACGACACGCAGATTTTACCGCCGCAATGAACGTGGCGAACTGGAATTGATCCGCAAGGAGCAATGCGACCCGGCGCAACCGGGAACCAAAGCCATCGTCGTGAGACAGACGGCAAACCCAAGGTGACAAATGGAACTTGATACGGCGACGCCCGAAGCGGCACCCGTTGAAGCCACCCCGCCCGACGCACTCGCGGCATTTCTGGCGGAGGATGACACCAGCACTAGCGAACCCGAAGGCGTAGGCGACGGCGAACAGCCACCCGCAACCGAGGGGGAAGCGCAAACAGCGGAAGGCCAGACCGAGGAAACGCTCCCCGTTGAAGAACCCCGTTACAAGGTCAAGGTACGCGGCGAAGAAGTCGAAGTACCCCTTAACGAGCTTCTCAACGGCTATAGCAGGACCGAGGACTACAAGGCCAAGACCGCAGAAGTTGCCGAACTGCGCAGGCAGGCGGCGACTGAATACGCGGACAAGCTCGAACAGCAGGTTGAAGCGTTCGCGCGGCTTGATCCCATTCTCTCACAGACGGCTAACCTCGATTGGGCGGCACTCGCCCAGCAGGACCCGGCAACCTTCGTCGCATTGAAGGCGCAGTACGACCAGCGTGTCGAAATGCTCCAAAGTGCCGTGGGAGAGATACAGGGCATCCGGCAGCAGAACGAGCAGCGCCAGAATGAGGCGCTTGCAGAATATCATCAACGGGAACGGGAAGCATTGCTTGCCGCTGTGCCTGAACTGAAGGAACCGGCCAAGCTTGAAGGGTTTGCGCGCGGTATCGCCGAGTATCTCAAGTCCAATGGATTTGATGACGAGACGATCCGCGACACGGCAGACCACAGGGCATGGCTGATTGCCGACAAGGCCCGCCGTTGGGATGAACTGCAAAAGGCCAAGGCCACGGTGGGCGAGAAGAAAGCCCCCCCGAAGCCCGGCCCGGCACTGAAGCCACAGGCTACCGAGCAAAGTCCGCGCGCCCCCAAGCGACCCGGCCCCAATGCAAGCGACGATGAAAAGCGCGCTTGGGTCTTGTCGCGTCTCGACGCGGAGTAACCAGCATGGCAATCGTTACCAATACCTTCCTCACGTTCTCGGCCATCGGCAACCGTGAAGACCTCACCGACACCATCTACAACATCAGCCCCATCGAAGTGCCGTTTCAGTCCATGATCGGCAAGACGAAGGCGACTGCAACCCTGCATGAATGGCAGACCGACAGCCTTGCCGCTGCCGCTGCCAACGCGCAGCTTCAGGGCGACGATGTTTCGTTCGCCGCTGTGACCGCCACCTCGCGCATCAACAACCGCACGCAGACCCTGCGCAAGGAAGTTGTGATCGCGGGCACGCAGGAAGCGGTTAACAAGGCTGGCCGCAAGTCTGAAATGGTCTACCAGCTTCAGAAGCGGTCGAAGGAACTGAAGCGCGATCTTGAGTTCGTGCTTTGCTCCAACCAGGCCCCTGTCACCGGCAACAGCACCACGGCACCGCAGATGCGCCCGCTGTGCGGTTGGTATGCCACCAATGACAGCCGTGGCGCTTCTGGCGCGGATGGCACGACCTCGGCGGCGGCTACGGACGGCACCCAGCGTGCTGTTTCGGAAACCATCATTCAGGACGTGATGCAGAACTGCTGGGTCTCTGGTGGCAACCCCACTATGGCCCTGTGTGGTCCGAAGCAGAAGCGCGCTATCTCGGCCTTCACGGGCGGCGCGACCAAGTTCGACAAGACCGAAGACAAGACCCTGTACGCGGTGGTCGATGTTTACGTCTCGGACTTCGGCACCATCAAGATTGTCCCCTCGCGCTTCACGCGCGGCGCTGCTTCGGCGACCGACCGCGAAGTTCACATTCTGGATACGGATTACTGGGCGCTTGCGACCCTGCGTCCGATGCAGACCGTGGACCTCGCCAAGACCGGCGACGCAGAGAAGGCGATGATCCTGACCGAAGTGACGCTGGAAGCCCGCAACGAAGCGGCCTCCGGCATCGCTGCCGACCTTACCTGATCCAATTGAGGGGGCTGGCTTACGGGCTGGCCCCCTTACCTTTGGGGAATACCCATGATCCAGTTTGAAGCCTTTTCGGTCAACGCGGGCGGCACGCAGGTTACAACCGGCGCAGGTTCGGTTGCCACGGCCATCCCGACCAACGCAGCGGGCCGCGCTCCCAAGCATGTGCGGTTGCAGTCAACCGGCAACTGCTATGTTCGCCCCGGCGCGTCGGGCACGACCTGCACCGTCAATGACATTCTGCTTTCGCCAAACAACCACCTGATTTTGTCGGTGCAGGGCTTTACCCACATCGCGCACCTTCAGGAAACGGCGGCGGCAAAGCTCAACATCACGCCTCTGGAATCGTGACATGGAGCGGGTGATCGATACCTTCGACGGTATCACCGAAACGCTGCACTACGACGAAGGCGACGAAAGCTTCACGATCAAGCGCACGGCAGACCTTCAGGTAGTTGCCGATGACGTGGCGGAGAAGCACGCAGCGACGCTCGGCAAGTCCGAACTTGGCTGGCACATCGGTTCCATCCATTTCAGCGTTCTGGAAACCTACGCAAAAGCGCGGGGGATTGCGAACCCTTGGGACCTTTGCACGCCTGCTTACGCTGACGAGCTGGTCGCACTTTGCACTGATAGCGATTACCGCAAATTCTCACCCACAGGGGGCCGCGCATGACGATCTTTGCGGTTCCCTCCAATCTGGCATTTGATAGCTACGGCAATCTGATCAATGCCATTTCGGACTGGATGAACCGCAGCGATCTGACTGGTGCCGTGCCGCAGATGATTGCGCTGGCGGAAAGCCGGATCAAGCGGAAGCTGAAGCCGTTTTTCAACGAGGCTTCGGCGCAGGTCACAGTGACAGACGGGCTGGGTTCTTTGCCTTCGGACTGCGGCGAGTTGCTGCGCGTGATTTATGATCACGACACCTTGCCGCGCCAATCTAGCCTGAACGTTTCCGACCTGGATTACGACACCAGCGCCACACGGCCCAGTGCCTACTCGCTGGAAGCGGCGGGTATCCGCATTTGGCCCGCTTGCGATGTGACCTTGGACATTCTCTATCAGGTGACGCTGCCCGCCCTTACCGAGGAAAACCCGTCCAACACCTTTCTCGACCAGCACCCCGATATGTATTTCTTCGGCGCGATGATGTTCGCGGAAGGGTACGTTGCGAACGATCCGCGCGCTGGCTTGTTCAAGGGCTTGTTTGACGAGGCCTTGGATGATGTCGCCACCTACATGTCTTCGCAGAAGTATGCAGGGCCGCTCGCCCCGAGGCTGCGGAGGGAGTTTTGAAAACCGTTGTCACCCTCAACCAGTGGGTGCCGGATCAATCGGCCAACAGCGGCGGTTTGAACGTCTGCACGAACGTCATTCCTCGTGTTGACGGATATGGACCCGTAGGAGGCTTCAACAGCGTCAGTGGCGCCCTGCCCGCGACGTTTCTGGGCGGTGGTTCCTTTATCGGCTCAGACGGCTCCTCGCTGATGCTGGTGGGCACTACGTCCAAACTGGTGTCCTACAACAGCGGGGCATGGACGGACCTTGTGACCGGGCTTGCCATCACTGGTCAATGGCGCTTTGTGCAGTTTGGTGATTACGTGGTGTCGGTGTCTGGCGGAACGACACGGCAAACGGTTCTTTCAGGCGGCACGACAACGGCCATCAGCGGGGCACCGGGCGGTGTCTGCATTGCGGTGATCGGTGACTACGTGGTGATCGGGCAAGCCGTTGGGGACTTGCTGGGCATCTATACGTCAGCGACTAACGATCACACTGATTGGAATTACGCCAGCCCCACCTCGACCGCCACATATCAGCCGATGCTGGACGGCGGGGAAGTCATGGGGCTGGCTGGCGGCGAATACGGGGTTATCCTTCAGCGGCAGCGCCTGGTCCGCATGAACCGGACAGGGGATGCTGCGGCTCCGTTCTCTTACGATGTGATCAGCCCCAATGTGGGATGCGCGTCTAAAGGGTCTGTGGTGCAAGCTGGGCGGGAGGTGTTCTTCCTGTCTGATCGTGGATTCATGCGGTTGACGGACGGCCAGCAACTGACCCCGATTGGCGGCGAAAGGGTTGATCGGTACTTTCAGGACCGAGTGGTTCGCGAGGACTACGACAAGGTATCCTCGGCGGTCGATCCGCAGAAGAAGCTGGTGTTCTGGTGCAGTCCTGGCGGGTTCATTCTGGTCTACCATTACGAGCTTGATCGGTGGTCGCTGATTGACCTTGCCTTGGATGGGGTGTTTGCCGGGTTCACGTCCTCGCTCACGCTGGAAGCGGTTTCGGCGCTCTATCCGAACCTTGATGCCATGCCCTATTCCTTGGACGACAGCCGCTTTGCAGGCGGTGCGCCGCGTTTCTATGTGGTGCAGGCCGGTCAAGTTGGAACGCTCACCAGCGACAGTCTGGCGGCTTCTTTCAAGTATTCCTTCAATCAGTTCACACCGGGCTACGTGACGCGGTTTCGGGCCGTTCGCCCTATCGGTGATAGCGTTGACGGGAATGCCGTGACGCTCGATTGCCGCGCACGGATGGGGGATAGTCCGGTCCCTGTCAGCGCAGGCGATATTCGCACCAGCGGGATTATGCCGGTTCGGGCCTCGGGACGGTTTACGAAAGCGGCATGGGATATTGCAGCGGGTTCGGTCTGGTCCTTCGCGCAGGCGCTGGAATTTGAATACGATCAGGGCGGCGAGCGGTGAAGTTCATCCCTGAAACCGCCAACCGGCAGGACTGGCCGCGTCTGGTGGCTCAGGCGCTTAACGAGGTGCAACGTCAGGCCAGCGCGCTTATTTCCGGGGCGCTCGGCGGTGTCGTGGTAAGGTCTGCTGGCACTTCCTACACCGAGGCCACGACAAGCGGTGAACTGGTGGTTCTGGTCACTGGCGCGGCGGTGAATGTCGCGTTGCCAACGGCGGTTGGGAACACCGCCAAGATGACGTTCAAACTGACTGTTGCGGGCACGATGACCCTTACCGCGCTTGGTGGGCAAACCATTGATGGTGGGGCAACCGCAGCCATTTCGACTAGGTACACATCACTTACCATCGTCAGCGATGGAACAAACTGGCAGATCGTATGAGCTATCAGGCGCTCCCCCCTGTTGGTCAGGCGACCATGGCGGCTTCGCTGCCTGTGGTGCTTGCATCCAATCAATCGGCGGTGCCCGTAAGCGGTACAGTCAGTGTTTCAGGGACGATCCCGGTAAGCGGGACGTTCTGGCAGGCAACACAGCCGGTTTCCATCGCGGGAACGGTTGCCGTCTCGGCGGCCTCGCTTCCGCTTCCCACGGGCGCGGCGACGGAAACCACGCTGGCGGCGGTCAACACAAAACTGGGCGCGGCATTGAATGTCAGCCCTGACAACGTACTTGATAACCTGACTACCAGCGCCAGCGTCTCATCTGCGGCGACGGTGGTGTCTGTCGGAACCGCCGGGTTTAATGGCGGTTCGTTTCAAGTCACCAGCGCGGGCACTGGCTGCACAGTCACTTATGAGCAATCGAACGACAACAGCACCTGGTTGCCGCTGAATGTTGTCCCCTCGTCCCTTGTCAGCACCAACCCGACCACAACGTCAACCACGACCGGCATCTATTCATTCTCAAATGCGGCGGCATATGTTCGTGCGCGCGTTTCGACTTACGGCTCCGGCACAGTCACAATCGCCCTCACTCAGAAGCGTTTTGCACCGCCTGTCGCCAACGTAAGCATTAGTGCCGGGTCTCAGACAATCGGGAATCTCGCTCGCCAGAATGGTTTCACCGATAGCACGGCAACGCTCACTGCATCGTCCACGTTCACCGGCACTGGCCGCGCAGCAGCAACGAATTACACGAAGTTCAACGCAACGGCCTTCGCAGATCAGGCTGGCACGCTATACATCGACCAGTCGCTCGATACCGGGGGCACCTACCAGCAGGTCGCAACCGTCGCGGTTGTGGCGAGTGTGGGCATCACGCTTTCCGTTCCGGTTACAGGCGCGGCGGGTTCGGCCACGCTCTATCGGGTCCGCTATGTCAACGGCGGCGTCAATCAGGGCACATTCCGCCTGTCATCGAGTTATACGGCGGCATGATCCCCGCCAGCTTCCGCCAGCAAGTGCGGGGGCTTCTGGACGAGCGGTTTTACCCGTTTGAATGGGTAGAGGCCGAGATTGCAGAAGGCCGCATTGCCACGCTGATGAATGAGACGGCGATCATCGGATTTGAGGCCAAGCGGTATCCTGGCGGAGCGACCGAGCTTCATGGGCTGTTCGCCGCTGGTGATCTGGACGGGATTCTGGACCTGATTGACCAAGTTTGCTCGCTCGGGACCGAGTTGGGCGTGACTGTCGCGGCAATTGAGAGCCGCATGGGGTGGCAAAAAGTGCTGAAAACAAGAGGTTTCGCGCCTGACAGGCTGCGTATTGTGAAGGAATTGGGCTGATGGGACTTTCCGGCAGCAAAACGACCACAACGTCACAGCAGACGACGAAGCCGGTCTACGAGCAGCAGATTTTGGGCGCAAACAGCGGCCTTCAGGGTGCTTTTGATCGCAATCAGGGCAACATTGACAACATTCAGGCCCAGCTTTCCGGCCTGATGCCGACCGCGCTTCAGAACTACACCAACAATCCGACGCTGGGGGCCGCACAAGGGTATGTGCAGCGGACCTTGGGCAGCGAATACAGCCCGAACGGCCTTTTGGACAACGTGCTGAAGTATTCCAACGCTGATGTGGCCAATGGCACGAATGCAGCCCTTGGAACGCGCGGGCTTGCTGGCGGCTCTGTGGCGGCGAAGATCATTTCCGGCCAGCTCGCCAAGAATGACGCGGGCCTTCGCTATCAGGATTACAACAACTTCCAGAACCGTCAGGCGCAAGCGGCGGGCATGGCTCCGAGCCTATCGGCGGCGCAAAACGGCAACCTTGCGGCAGTGCTGGGGCTTTCGGACCGCGCGGCGAACCTCTCGACCGACAACGCGACGAAGCGGGCTATCGCGACGGGCGGATTGCTTGGCCAATACACGAACACCAACGGAAAGAGCGTGCAGGAACAAAGCGGCGGGCTTGGGCAAATCCTCGGCTCAGCCCTTGGGCTTGGCTCGCTTCTGTTTGGCGGCGGCGGGCTAGGCTCTGTGTTCGGCAAGAGTGGCGGTGGTGGTGGGGCGTTCTTCGATCCCAATTATACCTACGGAGGCGGCTGATATGGGGCTTTTTGGTTCAATGAACCCGCTTCAGGCATCGACCATGCCGACCGCGCGGGATGGCCTTTTCGGCACCCGTCCGCAGGGCATTGAGCAGGCTGCTGCCTATACTGGACCGGTCAAGAAAGGCGGGCTGTTTGGATCGGGCGTGCGCCTTGCCGATGTGGCTGGATTGATCGGTGACACGCTTTTGAGCGCCAGCGGGCAGGCTCCGATCTACACACCTAATGTCCTTCAGCAGCGCCAGCAAGACACTGCCCTGAAGCGCCAAGCCCTTCAGCAGCAGCAGGAACTGGCCCAGCAGATGGCGCTGTATGACTACAAGCGCGCTAATCCGATGCCGATCAACAATGACACGGCAAACGACTATGCTTTCCGTGTTTCACATCTCGGGCAGGCGGCTGCGGATGAGTGGCTGAAAAGCCAAGGCGATCCTGTTGTCACTGTGCCGCTTGGCCCCAACCGCGTATACAGCGGTCCGCGTTCTGGGCTTGGCGCGGCACTTTCTGGCGGCGGTCAAGCTTCTGGTGTGCCCAAGGTAATGGATCAAGCCTCATACGACGCAGTGCCACCCGGCGCGCAGTACATGAGCCCCGATGGCCACATTCGCACCAAAGGAGGCTCCAGCGGCAACGCTGGGGGCGGGTTTCGCTAATCTCGACCACATCACAATGATGAGTGAAAGCGCGGGCAATCCTAGCGCGGTTAGTAGTGCTGGCGCACGCGGGTTGATGCAGGTCATGCCTTCGACCGCGCGTGCTCCTGGCTTCGGTATCCGCCCGTCAAACGGTTCGCCTGCCGATGATGTGCGGGTTGGCAAGGAATATCGTGCTGCCATGCAGAGCCGTTACGGCGGCGACCTCGCCAAGATGTGGGCGGCTTACAATTGGGGGCCGGGAAACCTTGAACGAGCCATGACTGAACATGGCGACAACTGGTTGAATGCAGCATCGGCTGAAACACGCAATTACATTGCCCGCAATCTTCGGGCCGCAAGGGGGCGCTAATGCCGCAGAATCCGTGGGATAATGACCCTATCGTCACGCCCGCCCAAAGCCGTGGCGGCGTGTTCACGCTTCCCGCTGATCCCGAAAAGCAGGCGAATAGCGCGCGGGAAGATGCCCGTTTGCGCATTGCGATGCAGGAAGAGGCGCGCCGAGCGGCTGAATACAACGCCACCCACAACTCTGATGGCTCGCCGAAAGACCCCGCCGCGCAAGTCGGTATCCCTCCTGAACAGATGCACGTGACGGGGCCTGACTTTCTGAAGTTGCTTCCGCCGTCTGAAGCCGCTCAAGTGAAGGCACTGGCCGAGGGGCGTATGGCCTTCCCCGCTGGCAAAGCTGCATCCTCGCCGTACTGGCAGCAGCGCCTTGCGCAGGTGTCGCAGTACGATCCCGAGTTTGACGCGATCAACTACAACGCCCGCGCTGCCACGCGCCGCGACTTCACTGCTGGCAAGTCCAGCGCCAATATCAAGGCACTCAACACTGCCATTGGTCACCTTGGCGAGCTTTATGGGCAGATCGACAATACCGCCTCGCATGGCGGTTTCCCCGGCGCTACCGCAGTCAATGCAATTCAGAATGCGTTTGCTCGCAGTTCCGGTTCTTCGGGACCGACCAAATATGAACAGACCGCAGGTGCGCTTGCTGGTGAGTTGACGCAGGTTTATCGCCAGTCTGGCGGCGCAGAAGCGGATATTCAGCGGTATTTGACAGAGCTTAGCCCGAACGCATCGCTTGAACAAAAGCGCGAAGCCATCAAGAACATGGCCAACCTTTTGCGTTCACGCCTCGATGCGATCAACGACCAGTACACCAAAGGCATGGGCACGACCGCACAGCCTTTGCAGGTGCTTGATCCTCATGCCCAGCAGGTTCTTGGCATTATCAATGGTGGCGGCAACGCCCCGCCTCCTGGGGGGCGCATTCCCGGTTCGGATGCAAACGCCCCGTTGATCAACGCGCAGGGACAAAGCTACTCCACGCCGCAGGATATGGCGCTCGCCAAAGCGGTAGGCGACGCCTATCGCAATGGCGGTGACCTGAATGCCCTGTTCAACGCAGCCAAGGCAAATGGATACACGCCGACCCTACAGGATGCCAAGGCATGGCAAGAGGCCATCAACTCCCGTAGCAAGGGCAATCCTGCAGGCGTGCTACCCCGTAAAAGCGGAACACGTAGTGTAGCGGGCCAGATGTTCGGTCAGTCGCTTGATGACCCCGGCACGATCGGCGGTATCACTCGTGGTGTTACCGCTGCCGGAATTGGCGCAGGCAACGCCATGACCTTCGGCGGGCTTGATGAACTTACTGGCCGGGTCAACTCAATGGCGGGTGGTGGCGGCTACGAGGCTAGCCGCGACTATGCCAATCTTGGCAAGAACGCTATCAGTGATGTTGCCCCGCTATCCTATCTTGGCGGCGAGGCGGTCGGCGCGCTTACGCAAGGTCTATTGGGCGGCGCAGCACTTGGGCGTCTGGCTCCCGGCGTCGCCGCTAAGGCCCTCCCCGCGCTTCGCACCACTCCCGGCGCGATGGCTACCGGCGCAGGCTATGGAGCGGCGTATGGTGCTGGTGAGAACAATCAAGATCGGCTTGGCGGAGCTATTGGTGGTGCCGTTCTCGGCGCTGGTGGTGGCTTTGCGGGGGCCAAGATTGCTGCACCGTTGGCGCGCAAGTTTTTTGAAACCGACGCGGGCCAGATGCTATCTAACAATGCGCGGGCTCTTCTGAACAAAGTTCGTCCCGACACCGTTGAACCTACAGGAAATGTGCCGCAGTTCACTCCGGGCGAGCGCGTATTGCCGCAGATGGATCAACTCCCCGGCCTGACTGATAAGCTTCGGACCGCTGCGGACTTGAACCTTCCGTACACCTTAGCGGATGCTCACCCGAAACTACGTAATCTTGCGGGCAGGCAATCTCGTATTTCCCCCGATGCACGGTCCAGTGCAGAGCAGTTCCTTGAACCCCGCGCGCTGGGGCAGGCAGATCGTGCGCGCGAAGGAATTAACAAATACCTCGCGCCAGTATTTCCGGGTTCTTTGGACCAAGAGTCCGCAGCACTTATCAATGCCGGAAAACCCATTTATCAGCCTCTATATCACGCTGCGTATCAGGCACCGCCGATTACTTCACCAATCATTGAAGGCACTTTGTCTTCTCCGTTCGGACGCGAGGCACTCGGTAAGGCAAGCCGCGATATTGCAAACGACATGAGCAGCACGCGCGGCCTTGGCTTCGCTCTCGACGAAATGGGCAACCCTGTCCTGAACAAGGTTCCTGTCAAGCAAATGGACAGCCTCACGGTCGCTCGCGATGCTTGGGACCAAGCAAATCAGGCTTACCAGAATGCTGTCGCTCGCCGCTCAGCGAGCCTTACACCGGGTGCTTTTTCCAAGGAAGTGCAAGCTGCAGAGCAGGCCCTGAGGGATGCCAGCGCTAATCTGGACACTGCCAAAATGGGCATGGTCCAAGCCCCCCGGAGCGGCACTGTGGCCGATGCTTCTGGCTACACCACGCAAGCGCTAGATTATACCCATCGAGGGATGAACGATATTCTGCAAAACCCGTCTTATACCAATCAATTGACGGGGCGGCTCAACAATAGTGGCCGTATCGCGAAGCAGGCGCAGGAACGCTTTGCCGGTGAAATTGATCGGTTCAACCCGGCCTATGGAGAGGCGCGCGGCGCTTATAGCAAGTTCGCCAAGCAGGCAGAGGGGTTGAAAACCGGGTACGAAGTGCTGCCTTCAGACCGTTTGCCGAGCGGGGATTTTAACGCGATCCTTGGTAATGCGCGCGCATATGACAGCGCCTTGCCGCCGCAGTTTTCGGAACAAACCGTTTTTCCACAAATGCAACGCGGATACGCAACAAGCATGGCTGACAGGGTTGGGCGGGCTCGTCTCTCTACCAACCCTTACAATTCGATTTATGGTTCAACCAACCAACAGCAGCGTGTGGGGCAGCTGTTCCCCGAAGGTGCCGACAAGTTCAGCACCCTCTATAACCTAGAGGGTGACATGGCGAAAACGCGTGGGGAAGTCCTTGGCGGTTCGCCCACGGCTGCTCGTCAGCAGGCCGACGCTTCGTTCATGGATAGCGGCCTAGGCAATGCGGCTGAAATGGCTGGGCAACTTGCAACGGGTGGTGGGCTTTCGCCTACAGGCTTGATTAGGTTGGCAAAGCAATTCGCGGGAGTTCGCGCAAAACTCGGCTTGCGCAAAGGGGTAGAAACTCGTGCAAACGATGTAGCCGCGCAACTGCTTAACCCCAATCCCTCCGGGCTGTTGGATTACATCGGCGAGCTTATGCAGCGCCAAGCCGCACAGAAGGCGCGGGAAGGAAACTTCCGTATGCGCGGCGGACTATTCGGGGGGGCGGTCGTTCCGCTTCTCGAATCTGGTCAGTGAGAACGTCAGGCCTGCGGTGAACATGGCTGAGACGATGATGACTTGGATGGCGTGAAATAACATCCCGCCCAAATACCACACACTACGCCATTCCCCAAGCCGCTCCTCACCGGGCGGCTTTTTCTTTGAGGCTCGCCCATGCCCTCTGTTTTTGACTGGTCCACGACCGCCAGCTCTAATGGCACCGTCGATGGAATTAATATTGCCGAAGGCTGTCCCCCGGCGAACATAAATAACGCCATTCGTTCGGCCATGGCGATCATCCGCAGCACGTTTGCTAGCGGATTGCAGACCTTCCTTGCAGGTTCGACCGCTCTCCCTGTGGTCAATGGCGGAACCGGCGCGACTACGGCGGCGGGCATTCGTTCTGCGGCGGGCTTGGGGAGCATCGCCACGCAGAATGCGAATGCGGTTGCGATCACTGGCGGCACCATTTCGGGCCTTTCCAGCGCACTTGCCATTGCCTCGGGGGGGACGGGGGCAACTACGGCTAGTGCGGCTCTGACGGCACTAGGCGGGCTAGGGGTAAGCTCCTACTCGTTCGCATCCCCCGGCTACATCAAGTTCACCAACGGCCTGCTCTTTCAGTGGGGCTCGGCTTCGGTTGGCGCGGATAGCAGTGCGACCGTTACCTTCCCGGTAGCCTATACCACTGTCGCGACGCCCAATGTCTCGGCGGTTGCCCTCTCCGGCTCGACCACGAACAGCCAGAACACCGGCTATGTCAGCCACACCCTCACCAACCTCACAATCTGGAACGCCGATGACCGCACGGTCACGGTGCCCTGGATCGCTATCGGCGTCTGAAAGGATTAGCGATGTATCATTATTTCGGCTTTTCCACGAACACCAAGGGCGATGCGCTGCCGGGTTGGTACGTCGAGGCGCGCACCGGAAGCACTGTTGTCCCGATCTATGCCAATGAAGCGGGGACGCTGATCCAGAGTGTTTCGGGCGTGAACAATCGCGCCAAGGTTGACGACGCCGGGAATTATGACTTCTGGATATCGGAAGGCACATACGACCTGTATTACTTCAATGCGTCCAGCGTCCAGCAATCGCGCGTAGATCGCTCGGTCAACATGGGGCAGGTTGTCGCGGACCTCGCCAGCACCACGGCCACCAAAGGCGCGGCGCTCATCAACACCCCCACCAACGAGAACCTGCAAACGCTGATTACCCAGACGCGCAACGGCAACGCGGCGCATGGTCAGGCGTTCTGGCGCAAAATCCGCGCAGGGCAAGAAGACCTTGCGATCTTCATCAACTCGGACAGCACGTGGAACGATACCGGCGAGCCGCTTTACCGCTGGGTCTCGGAATACCTCGCGCCTGCCGCTCCGACGCACACGATCATCTATCGGCTCTATATCAACGGCTCTGGCTGGCAGTCGCCTACCACGATCCAGACCGGCACCGGAAGCCGCACAATCTACGTCGATAACTGCGCCATCCCCGGTTCCGAGTTTGCGACGACGCAAGGTGCCAAGGAACTGGACGTTCTTTCGCTAGGCCGGTCCTACGACCTGATGCTTATCAACCAAGGGCACAACCTTGGCTATCTGCTGACACCTGCTGACTACTATCCGCACATGGTGACCAGCGTCAGCAATCTGATGCACCTCAATCCGCAGGCGGACGTATTCATCACGCTGCAAAATCCTCGGCTGCGGTATCTGGGTTTCTCTCGGTCGGTGCAGGCGACTTGGCGACGTGTCGCGGCTGAATTGGGCCTTGGCATCATCGATGTTTCGGCCAAGTTCGAAGCTTTGGGCAACCTTGATACTCCCGCGATTGGCGGTGAAGGCGGTACAATTGACCTCGCCTACTACACGCAGGATGGCAACGGCGGCTTGCACCCCGCAGTCCCGGATGGTGTCAACATCGCCCTCCCGGCGCTTGGTGAAGCATTGGCCGAACGCAAGGTTGCAGGCGGTCCCGCGCTCAATCGGCCTCTGAACCGCATCGCGCAGAACCTGCTTTCCAATCCCGCTTATACCGATTGGACCAGCAGTACACCGACCGGGCATTCCTTCACCAACTGCACGCCTGCCAAGTCGGTGGGCTATACTGAAACTGGCATCTATAGCATGGCGATTACGCCAAATGCGAGTGCCAACCCCATCAAGTCGGTTGACCTCACCAGCATCCTCTCGCTCGCCAAAAAGCGGTGGCTGATCTATCAGGCGCGTGTCTGGGTTCCGGCCAACATGGCGAACAACACAGGCCGCGCGCAAATCACTGTTACCAATCCGGGCGGCAACCGGGTGTTCACATCCTGGCTGACTTCGGCAGCGCGGGATGGCTGGCGCTGGTCAACTGCGATGATCCAGATTCTGGACACGGACCAGACCATCACGCTCAATCTCCTTTGCGGCGATTCTGCGGGGGCTGACAACGGCAAGACGTTCTACGTTGACCGCGAGATTGTGCATGTCTCCACCGTTCCGGGGGAACTGGACCCGCTGGTGACGAATGGCGGTTTTGTCACTGACCTGTTTAACAGCCGGGATACGGGCATCCCAACCGGCTACACCGGCACACTGACGGTCACTGGCAACAACGTCAGCATCGCGGGTGCTACGGCAACCCTTGCACGCGCTTATGGCAATCTGCGCACGGTGCCGGGTCGGACCTATCGCATTGCATGGGGCACTCGCACAGTTACTGGGGCGGCGGGCGTCACTATGTTTGCTCGGGGTCCGAATGGCGGCGGCACTGTCATTGCGACGGCATCTGGTATTACCAGTAACGGCTCTCTGACATTTACCGCTACTAGCAGTTCACATTCGTGGATGCTTTCGGGTGGCTCGAATGTTACTGACTTCACTGTCAACAGCATGACAGTGACCGAGGTCTATTCGGGCATCATTCCGGCGCTGCGGGGGCATCTGGTCTATGCGCGCAACAGCGACTTCACGCCGGTTGATACGACTGGCGGGGCGGGCAAGTACAAGATTTTCGCCACGCTCGGCACTTCAATTTCTCTGCAAGGCGAAAACGCGCAGGCCAACACCAAGACGACTACGGCGGTTTTCGACTTTACCCTACCGTCAACGTATATCCCAGGCCGCGACATTACCGTCACGATCAACGCAAATACGACCGGGACGGGCACAGCGGGAACCCGCACGGTGGTAGCGCGGGTCTATCGCATCGCATCGGATGGCACATCGAGCGCAGACCTTGTGACCACGGCGGCTTTGACTGTCACTGGCGCGGCTGCTGACTATGCTTTTGCTGCAACGGGTACGACCTTCGCCGCTGGTGACCGATTGCAGGTTTCCGTGGTTGGCGTGACCCAAGAGACGGATGGCACCAATACGCTTTCGAGCGTGATCAACTCGGTGCGCGTGTCGTGACCCAGCCCAACCACACAGACCTGAGCCGCGACATGGGGCGCGTGGAGGCCAGCTTGGAAGCCTTGGAGAAAGTTGTGTCGCAGGGCTTTCAGGACATCAAGGACGAGCTTCGCGCGATAAAAACGGACGTGGAGGCGCTCAAGCAGGCCGAGAACAAGCGAAAGGGTGCGCTAGGTGCCCTGATGGTGTTCGCGGGCTTTATCGGCGGGCTGATTGTCAAGTTCGGCGCGCTGATTTTCGGGGGGCACTGATGATCACCGTGACCGCATGGCAACCGCTCGCCACGAAGCTGATGCACCAGTTTGAAGGCTGCAAGCTCAAGGCCTATCCCGATCCCGGCAGCAAGGACGGCAAGCCGTGGACCATCGGTTGGGGCTCGACCGGCCCTGACATTGGCCCTGGCACTGTCTGGACACAGGAACAGGCGGATGAGCGGTTTCTTACCGACCTTACGGCATTTGGCGATAAGGTCGCAAAGCTGATCGGTGAAGCCCCTACTACCGCTCACCAGATGGCTGCAATGGTATCGCTGGCCTACAACATCGGCGCTGGTGAAGGCGGGTTCAAAACCTCCACGGTTCTTCGGAAGCACAAGGAAGGCGACTACGCCGGGGCGCAAGACGCTTTCATGCTTTGGACGAAGAATGATGGCCGCGTGATGCGAGGCCTTCTGCGCCGCCGCGTTGCTGAAGCCCTGCTTTACGGGACGCCTGACGCATGACCCCCGAGCAACGCAAGCGCGCTCTCACCGAATGCGCCACCTACCTCGCTATCATCGTGATGAGCTTCTTTCTGATCACATGGGGGATTCTATGAAGCTATCGACCCTGCAAACCATGATCCTCGCCATTATCGTGGTCTATGCCATGACACTGGTGGCCACTGCTCTGGTGCCGGATTCCAAAGACGCAATCGAGAAGATTGCCAGCCTGATCCTTGGCGGGTTCCTTGGCTACCTTGCCCCTCATCAGCAGGTGAAGGAATGATCGGCCTTCTACTCACCCGCTGGAAATGGGGCATCGGCCTGTTTGGCGCTCTGGCGTTTCTGGGGCTTGCTCTGGCAGCAAACCACTACCGACACGCCTACCATGCAGAGAAGGCGCTGAGAGCCGCTGACCGGGCTTTGTATATACAAATGCAATACACCGCCCAATCCAAGGCCGTTGCCGCGCTACAGGCCACAGAGGCCCGCTACAAAAGGAATGCAGACAATGCCGACCAAGCCTTTCAATCCAAGCTGGCGGACGCTCGCCGCTCTGCTGATCAGTATGTGCTTACTCACCGGGTGCGCGGCACCTTTGCGAGTTCGACCGGCAGAGCCGTTGCCAGCGCCGAAGGTCGCGGTCCCGGCGTTCCTGCAAGCCTGCCCGCCGATGCCGTCATGGTATCCGAAAGCGACGTGCAAGCCTGCACCGACGCAGTGACGTACGGGATCGGGGCGCACGATTGGGCCGCGTCCCTTCCCAAGTGACCGGATCAACGGCCAAGAGGTGAACGTGTGCAGGTCGATCCCAAGCTCTATGAGTTCGCCACACCTGTTGAGCGAGAGCACCTAGACTGCATGATATTCCACGGCTCCGCCCGGAAGGCGGCGGAGGCGCTAGGACTAAGCAAAGATGCGGTAAGCAAGGCCTATCGCCGGGTGAAGGCGCGGGCGGCAAAACAGGGATACGCACCCGAATCCGGCATTGACCATCCCGTAGCGGAAGGGTTCGAGCTTCGGGGCTATTCGCACTTCACCAAGACCGCACTTGGCGAGCCGATCTGGCTCAAGACCCGCGCCGCCGAACGGGACTATTGGGAAGGCATCCGCACCGCAATCGAGGCGGTCAAGCCAATAGACCCTGCCATTCTCCCCGCACCGGAAGAACCGCAATCCGACATTGTGCCGTTCCTGCAAATCGGGGACGCCCATATCGGGATGCTGGCGAGCGAGGCAGAGACGGGTGCTAACTTCGACATCACCATTGCCAAGCGCGAAATATGCGCCGCCGCTGCTGCGCTGATCGACGAGGCCCCGCCGTGCGAACGCATGGTGATCAACGATCTCGGTGATGGAACCCATTACGAGACGTTCAAGGCCATGACAGAGGCCAGCGGACACGCGGTGGATTACGACACCCGCTACTGGAAGATGATCGACGCTTATGTGGAGATTTGCGAGTTCATCGCGGAACGCGCGCTGGCGAAGGCAAACACGGTCGATCTGATTTACAACCAGGGCAACCACTCCCGATCCAACGATAGCTGGATTGCGGTCCTGATGCGCTCGCTGCACCGGAACAATCCGCGCGTGAACGTGCTTCGGAACGAAAGCCCCTACATCGCCTATCGCATGGGCAAGACCTTCGTGCTGATCCACCACGGCGACAAGGCCAAGCCGGAAGCGGTGGCTAAGGTCATGGCGGAGGACTACGCTATTGACTGGGGCGAAACGGAGTACCGCTATATCGACGGCGGACACGTTCACCATTCGCAGCGCAAAGAGCTTCCCGGCTGCGTCTTTGAAAGCTGGAACAACCTAGCCCCGCGCGACAAGTACGCCCATGACGGCGGGTGGCGGTCCAAGCAGTGCATGACGCTGGTCCTTCGATCCCGGCGCTACGGCGAACGCGGGCGCAAGGTAATGCCGATTGCCCTCGTGCGGGACATCGTGCGCGCCAGTCATCCCGATCACTACGTGCCACCTGTTATGAGGACATAGCAGCATGACCTATCGTGACATTCTCTTCTGGTTCGGCTCCGAAGCCCGCGCTGTAGCGGACTGGTGGGCAGCACAGGAACAGCTTGTGCGTGAGCTTCCCGCACTGGACGGGACGCAAGAGGATGGATAATCCCGAGCGGGAAGATTGCGCGGCCAAAGGGCAGCCATTGGGCGAAAACTGCCCGCTCGGTAACATATCCGATACCCTTGGCGGTATAGACGGAACATATCCGTTGCAGGGTATAGGCCGCACCACCGGCATTGCGTTGCTGGAGCGGACAGCCCTGATCCTGAGGCACCGCGCGCCGTTACCGGATGACATTGACGCCCTTGTGGGCTGGGCTGCGCTGATCCTGCTTGACCTTGCGTCGAAGCCGAAAGCAGACAGCGCGAACGCGGCGGATATGTGGGCGCTTTCGATCAGGGGGTAGGGTGGGGACTGCCTGCGCTATACTGCCGAAGTTTTCGCTATACTTGGCGGGCGGTGCGCGGGCTGTGTAACCCTTACAACGTGTCAGCATCCCCCGCTTGCTTGTCCATGGCCTTCGCGCGGGTGTGTGCCTCCAGGATGGCGGCGGGGTCGAGGGCAAGCACAGCGGCGGTCAGCGCAGGTTGCGGCCTTGCGTATTCGTTGTGCATCCCGCTTCTGATCACCCTCGCCGCCGCCTCCCGCATCACCTCTGCGCCTTCAAGCCGTGCGCGGTGTTCGGCGGCTTCGGCCTTCGCCACCTGCTCGCGGAGGCTGCGTATTTCGGCTTCTTGGGCTTCATCACGGTCGAGCAGCGCGTCGATCACTGCACCGATGCGATTATCCTCTTCGTCCTCAGACTCGTTCAGCCGAGCCGCCCAGCGCATTGCAAGCCCCACCAGATCATCCGACATTGCGGCTCTCCTCGATATGTGTGGCATACACACCCTTCCGGTATGCCAGCGGATTTGTACGCCCTTGGAGAAACAGGGCCGGGTTAAGCGTGGCCATGTGCATCTTCCTGCACCTCAATCACCAAGACGCGCTCGCCGGTCGTTTTGTCTTCTGCGATAGTGCGGCGCATCTGATAGGGGCCGATTTCATCTTCTTTGCGCAATACAATCCTGCCGCCAGCAAGTTTGACCAGCGTTGCGGCAAGTTCGCGCATCCCATCAAGGCTGTTAAAGGGATCATCCGACATTGCGGCTCTCCAGTGCTGCGCGGGCATCTACCGCCCAAATTTGCCATTCCGGCACCCACATGGTGCGGTCGTTTTCTTGCTTGATCAGCGCCTCTTTTACCAAAGCCGCAAGCCTCGCGTTCTCGGCCTCGGCTGCTGTGGCGCGGGCTTCAAGCTCAACGCATGAAGCGCAATAGTTCGTGACCATTTGAGCAATTTCTCGGATTGCCGGATCGTTGCGGATCAGTCGTTCGTCCTCGCTCATCACGTCCTCGCTTTCTCGATTGCCGCAAGCAGGGCTTCGGCGGGGGTGGGGGCATAGCACCAGCCCGATGACCCAGAGACGGTTGCAGCGGGCGGCTCGTTTGTGCTGATGGTCACAGGTCCATTCCAGAGCATCATCGCCGCATCCAGCCACGCTTCGGCGTCAAGCAGGCGGGTGAAGCGGGATGTGTTGGCGGTTGCCCATGACAAGCCACGTTCTCTGGCGATGCTGTCCCATGCCTCTTCCAGCTTCTCACGCATTGTTCGGCTCCTTGGGTGGGTGGGCGTAGAGCTTGGCCCCGATAGGAACATCGTCGGCCTTGAACGCAGCCATGCTGAACCCGCCGTTTGATCCCGGCATTTCGCCCGTTATACCCACCGGCACAGCCTCCCGCTCGGCAGCGATGCGGCGAGCGAGGGCTTCGATCAGTCGGCTTATCGGACGATAAGGCCAAATCTTTACAATACTCAGGTAGTCTACACCCACCCCCGCCTCTTCACACGCAGCCCGGATGTCTGTTTCGGTCTCGGTCGGTCGGGTCATGGTGCGTCTCCGTAAAAAGTGCCGAACACTGTGCTTTCTATCTGGCTGTTCACCCTTGCCGCCATCGTGTCGCGAAGCTTGCGCATCGTTGCCGGGTGCGCGGTGATCATGTCGCCAACCTGATAGAACTTCGGATCGGGCACGACGCGGAACTTGATCCGCTGCGGGTGCCCCTGCTTGCGACGGCGCGCGGCTCGGGACGGTGAGCGCACTTCGGACCAATCCTCCACCATGACGGTAAGGTGCTCGCTTTCAATGAAGCGAAGCGCTGGAACGACAGGCCCCATCTTGGCGCTCGCCAGTCGGATCGTGTCTATGGTCAAGGTGCCGCCCATCACTTCCTCCCCAGCGCGGCTAGGGCCATACGGCGGAAGTCGTCCACAGTCGGCGCAGGCTTGGCGGATACGGTGCGGCCTTCGACCTTGGTCACAACCGAACCACGGCCAGCGAGAAAGGCTGCAAGCTGCAACTCGGCAAGCGCCTCCACAGCATCCGGCCCGATCACTGCGATCTGGTTGGCGCGGTAGAGCGCGAGCAAAACGTCTGCCAATTGCCGGTCGTCGGAGAATTGACGCAGCCAATCGTTGCCCGTGACAGGCACCCCCTGCCTAGCCGCACGATCCAGCGCGGCGAGTTGGTCCTTATCCATTGGTGCGGTCCTTTGCGATGTCCGCGCTTAGGGTGTGGCTTCCTGCCAACAGGCCTTCGCGCTCCGGGATAGCCACCCACTTGAAGAAATGATCGTTCACGCGATCAAAGCCGACGCCCGAGAGCCTGCCGTGATGCGTCTGGATATAGGCCAGCCCCGCAACAGCATCGGCGTACCCGTTCCGCAGCACTCGCAGCGCCTCGCACAGTTCCCGCTCCAGCGGTGTCAGCGGGCTATCCATTGCTCTGCTCCTTGAGATAGGCGGCGACGGCCTTCGAGTGACGAGCGAACGCTTGAACGACCGGGTTGTGCGGGTGGATAGTCTCTGGCGTCCAAACGGGCTGGCCGTAGGTATCCTTCCCGATCAGGTCGCACGCAGCTTTCAGGTCAAGTTGCGTCGGCTCCAAAAGGTCAGCTATGCGCTGCGGAAAGAGCGTGTGCAGCGGGCAGTCGCACCATACCTTTGGCCGTTTCGCCGCGATCTCGGCAATCTGGGGGTCAGTCATGGCTCGTTGCTCCAACAGCGACGGGGAAGGACGGACGCTGGCCCATGCTTTCCGAAACGTAGTCGCGGGTCGCGCGCTGGTAATACCGGCATCCAGATTCGGTGCGTGACGGCGTTACCAACGCTTCGTCGGCAGGCTGCTCGCCCATCGCCGCATAGCGCTTGCTTAGGCCAAAATGCTTGGCGCAATGCCCGTGCTTCGGACAGCGCCAGTCCTGACACATCCATGCCCGGTATTGACCGCTGGCGATGATCGCATCGCTTTCGGCGGGATCAATTGTGCAGCAACGATATTCAATGGTGAACACGTCTCATTCCTTCCTAAAACTCGACATCCCAGGCATCCACTCGTACCAGTCAAAGCCTAGCTCGCGGATGCAGAAGGCGCGGAGGCGGGCGGGGATCATGGGTGGCGATGCTTTGCGCAAAATGCCTCATGCGCAGGCGCACGATTGCGGCAATTAGTTATGATGCATGTCGCCTCAGGAAAGCGCGCAACTCCATGATCTTTATTTACGCAATCGCAAATTGCCGGATCTCCGCCTGCTTCTGCACAGCAATACGCGAATGGCTTCTCAATCATTCCTCGCACTCCTCATTCAGATCGTAATCGACTACGCCAGCGCCCAAGCACTTGGGGCAAGGTTCGCCAAAGTCGCTGGGGTCCAGATCGTCGCGGTGGACCATGCGAGCGCGCATGTTGCGAGTGCCGCCCATCACTTCACCCAAACCGTTGCAACGCGGGCATTCAACGTCGATGATCATGGCAGTACCTTCATGATGATTGGCGCAGTGGAACAGTTCATGGTGCAAAAGCCATCGAAGCAGTCTGCACATGGCTTAAAGCCAAGCTCTGCCCCTCGTTCGCGCACTGCCTCCTCGCGCTTCCGCTGCAATTCAGCGATGCGTTCATCGAGCCGGGCGATCTTGCGTTGAGCTATGCTGGGTGCCGCGTCGTAGCTCACGCCCCACCCCCATTGCTATCGGAAGGGGTGTATTCGCCGCACCAGTCGTCAGCCGCGACATCTGGGCGGAGGCCATCAATGCTCGGAGGATACCGCAAGCAAAGCCCATGCTCCGGCGAGCCTTGGACGCCCATCAAGCTGTACCGGCACATACCGCACGCCTTCACTTCATCACTCACCGCTCGTCTCCTTGGGGTGGGGGTGGGAGGGATCGGGCGCGTTCGGCGGCAAGCTTCAAGTCGCAAGCGCCGGATTTGACCTGCTCGTAAAGGTCGCTCATGTCGCCTTTCACATCTGTCAGCGTCTTTATCATCATCTGCTCCAAGCGAGGCACTGTTGCGCGCGTCCTCGCTGTCCCGGCGCGTCGGGTAACTGGTTAAGCGGCCAATGCTTCGGCCTTGCGCGTTGCTTCTGACTTGGCGGACCAGCGCACACCGTGGCGCGATCCGTACTCAAACATCAGTTCAATCAGCGCGGTGAATTGCGTCTTGGATAGCGTGGAGGAACGTTGCCCGACCGGAAACATGGCAGCGCCTTCCAGCTCGGGAAGAAAGCGCAGTTCCTGGCCTAGCGCGTGAAGGAACCGCAGCTTGATGTCGTCCGGTGCAAATGCTTCCATGCCGGGGACTTGCGCGCGGATGTCTGCGATCAGCGGCCACATCAGCCTGTTCTGTTCCTGCGAGCGCGTTTCCTCGCCAATGGCTATGCAGTAGCCAAACGGCGCTTCGTCGATCATGCGTTTTGCCCGCTCTTTGGCCGGATAGCCGTTCAGCTTGATGGTGCGGCGGGTTGTCATGGCTTGGGCCACGAAAACACGATGTCATGCAGTTCATCATAGAACCGATCAAGCTCGTGGCGCATGTCTTTGACCCAATCGAGCGCCACAACATCGCCCATTGCCAGCAATTCATCGCGTGACTTGCGTGTCAGCTCGGCTTCGCTGTCAGCATTGATGCGAAACGTGATTTTCATGCTGCCTCCTGCCTAATCCGGCGTATCTCGGATGCCTTGGGGCTGGTGCGGCAGAATGCGTCTATCAGCACCTCGACATCTTGACCGGCCTGCTGCCAAAACGTGCGCTCGCCGATCTCGTGTTGCTTGCGGTGACAATCGCGGCACAGACTTACCGCGCGCCAATCGCTCGGCTTTTGACCGACGCCCGCACCGGAACCAAGGCGGACGTGCGCCACCTCGATACCGGCGTCACTGTGGCATACCGAACAGCAATGGCTGCGCACGAAATTGCAGTGTGCTTGCGAGCGCCAGCGGCTTTCGCGCTTGGGTTTCTTGGGAAGACGGGGCGGGAGCATCACCACACCGTGTCGCAGCGCGCAAAGGGGATCGAATCCTCGTCATCCGCCGGGGCCTTGCCATGCCATCCGCCGCCGCCCTGATTGCCACGCGGTGCAGCGTCACGATCGCGCGGCTCAAACAGGCTGGCGACCACGCGGCCCTCGCTGTCAGGGATCGGGAGCGCGTCAAAGACAAGCTGGATGCCGCCACGGTCGTTCTGGAATGCCGTGCCAATGCGCGTCCAGCGGGTCTTGTCGTCCCGGCCCTTGCGCGGCGTCATGATGTCATATCGGGTTGCCATGGGTATCCTTTCAGGCGGTCATGTAGCGGGCAGTCGCCTCGGCGCATTCACGCTGGCGACGGGTGATGAAGTCGGCCAGCGGCTCCCATTCATCGGGGCGCGGGGTGTTTTCAGGCCAGTTGCTGCCATCCCAGATGTGGGGCAGTTTGGCCTTGATCTCGCGCACGATCTTGAGCGCGTCAGGAGTGGCCAGGTATGCGGCCAGCTCGTCGGCATCGCCGCAACCATTGGCCTCGTGCACAAACTGCCTGTAGGCCGTCTTCAGGGCGCTGTGCTGCGGTTCACGTTTGGCAGGCGGGGAGCTAACCTCGCGTTGCTGCTGTGTCTCCCCTGCCTGCTCTTCATCAGCGTGCAAATCGCCCTTGTGCCAAAGGTCGAGTGCAGCGCCGAACCTCATGGCTGCATTGCGCAGCGCGTCCCCGATGACTTCCTTGACGGCATCGCCGCCCTTTTTGGTGCCCGCGTGTCCGTAGCCAAGGCGGGTCATTCCGCAGACGATGAGCTTGATCCAAAGCCCGCCGTTCTGGTCGTATGCAGGAAGGCCATTAGGATCGAATGCCAGCGGTTCCCATGTCCAGTTGGGATCGGCATCAAGCAGCCGGTCGGTGAGCGCCGCGTGACCCACGTAATCGAGCATGACGCCACCCTTGGGCAGCTTGCTGATTTGGTGAGCCGGGAACGGGACGCGCAACAGGTCAAGTCCTGCCGGTTCAATCTTTGTCTGAGCGTTCACTTGCGGTTCTCCAAAGGCAATTCAGGTTCCGGAATGCGGCGCGGCTCATAGAAGCGGGTGCCGTCTGCGCGGCGTAGAGGCCATGCTCGGTCGGGGCTCTGGCGGTGGGGGATGCGGGTGCAGTGATGCATTTACGCCTCCACCGGCAGCGCGATCCCGGTGAGGTCGCAGTATTCCGTCGCCCATTCGAAAGCCTTGGCCGCAGCAAATCCGCCGCCGGTATCATCGCCAGGCTTGTCGCCCTTGCGGATCATGGCAAACCACTGTTCTGCGGGACTGCTTGCGGAATGCGGCAGATTGACCGCCCCAGCATTTTCCAGCGTACCGACAAGGCAGGCGCATTCCCCGGTGTAGGTTGAGCCGTCCACTTTGCCGTCACGGAGGGCCTTGACCAGCGCGGGCACTTCATGGCGAGCCATGGTGAGGATCATCCACAGGTCTGCCTTGTAAGATCGCAGGACGGCACCGCGCAGGTCGGCATCGCTCAGGTCGGCACCGCGCAGGACGGCACCGCGCAGGTCGGCATCGCTCAGGTCGGCATCGCTCAGGTCGGCACCGCGCAGGTCGGCATCGCTCAGGTCGGCACCGCTCAGGACGGCACCGCGCAGGTCGGCATCGTTGCGCCTTCCCCACCTGACTGCCAGCCCGAGCTTCACGCGCGGCGGCATGTCCGGCGTGACTTCGATCTCGGCGGTAAACTGGATGGCATTGGTCCAGCGGTTGCGGACTTCGTATTTTTTGGTGGTCATGGCGTCACAATCCAAACAAAAGTGAACAGAAAAGGAAACGGACCGCAGATCATGGCACCAGTGCGCCAGTCTGCGATAAGGGCGCGGAGGATCATGTGGCGTCCTTTCCCATGAAGTTGTGTCGCCAGCGCTCGCTCATGAACCGCGAAAGGCTTGTGATGGTGCTTTCGTCCAAGTTATGGGCCGGGCTGTTCCTCACGATGTAATCGAAGGTTGCGCCGACGCTGTCGTCGTAACGGCAAGCTTCCCAGAATGCCTTGCGCTCGTCGCGGTATTGATCGCACAAGCGAAGGTAGAGAATGCCTGCCGTTTCGGACAAACCGTCAAGCGTGTTCCGCTGCAGGGTGGTGTAGTTGTCCATGGTCATGCGGGCACCGGGAACAGATGCGGCACCGAAATGCGCGTGGGTTCCTCTACGCCTTCAATGTCAGCGCCGGGGGTAATTTTGCGGAAACTACTTGCCAACCAGCCATTTTTATGAGGCGGTTCTGGAAAACCGTCCACAATCAATCCTAGCGCAGGTTCGCCTGTTTCAACATTGCGGCCAGCCACAACTTTGCTTACGCGACCAATTTTTCCAATAAGCTCTTTGCGATACTTGGCGCTCACACACAGCGCCAGATCGCCTACTTGCCAGTCGGTCATGTCAAAATGCCTCCTCGCTGTGCTGGCGGGCAAAGCTGGGCCGCTCGTCATGATCGGCGCGCCAGTCCTCAAGGAACGTCACGGCGCGTTCGATATTGCGGGCCACGCCTTCACCGTTGCCAAGTGCGGCGGCGAGGGCGATGCTATCGACAATGCCGGACAGCATCCCGAATGCGCGGGCGTAGTGCAGGGAAAGCTCGGCGCGGTATTCCCGGTCGGCAATGTGTTCTGCCATACGCGCGGTCTGTGCGGTGCGGCTCATGCTGCCCTCCGATCACGCGCCTGCTCGTACAGGTAGTCGCCATAGTCGGCGCACCAGTCGGCATAGGCTTCGTCACAAACCTCGCTGACGCCTTCCCACAACTGCTCATCGTACCAATCGTCATCGCAGCTATCGGTGTTACCCAGCGCCTGCGACTTGATGATCTTCAGCGTCTCGCCGTCATAGGTATAGTCTACCTCGACCTCGCATTCGCGCTCGTGGCTGCGGTCGGTCCAGTAGACCGTAAGGGTGGTGGATAGGTGGGCGGTGGGGCGGGTCATGCTGCACCTGTGGCTTTTGCGATTACATGCTGAATGCGCTCAATACGGCGCTCGCGGCTGTCGCTGGTTGGAGGATAGCGTAGGTCGGAAAGGTACTGGTACGCGAGGTCCAGCAAGTCAGGGCTGGCGGCGATCAGGCGGGCGTTAGCAATATCGCTTTCATCATTGCCCCAAACTACCGCGACGTTTACGGAATTTGCTTTTGCGGTAATTTCAAAATCGCCGTGCCATTCTTTCAAATGCCAAGGCCCTAAAGTGTTCGGCGAGTTCATGGCGCTGCGCTCCTGTTACTTGCGCTTGCGGCGAAGGGTGGCCAGTTCGGCCTCGAGGTCGGGGCGGCTGATGCCCTTGGCCGTGGCGCGGGCGATCAAGGCCTCGTGACGCGCAATGCGATCCGCCGTGGTCATGGTGGATTCGCGGGCGTCCCGCGCAATCTCGTAATTGGTGCGGGTATCGAACATTATGCATCCTCCCGATCAACAACGTCGATCTTGCACAGCAGCGCATCGGTGACGACCGCAGCAGCAGCCTCGACCGGCGAGGCAAAATCATCGGCGTAGGCAAAGCCCATCGCATCAACGATCTTGTCGAACAGGATGTTAGAAGTGCGGATATAGCCGCGCGGATCGGCGCAGGTCTCAAACGGACCCATGCGCAGGATCGAGGACAGAAGCCCGTCGATCTGTTCGAACTGGTGGAGGGTGATTTGCATCGTCGTATCCCTGCGGCGGAATGCCGGTGTGGGATTGTTGTATTCCTCGCAACACCAACAGGTCAACACCTTTTTGCGGCTGATACAAAAATAATTTAACAGCCCCACAAATGGGCTTGCCAAACATCCATTGTACGGATTACGATTGCAGCCATGGAAACCTACATCCGCCTTCAGAATTGGCTTGACGCTAATGGTGTTCGCCAATCCGCCCTCGCTGATCGCTGCGGCTATGATCGCGGCAATTTCAACCGCATCTTGCGCGGGACCGCCAAGCCGACATTGCACCTGGCGGCAGCAATCGAGCGTGAAACAAATGGCGTCATTTGTGCCATAGACTGGGTGCAGGCCGCATGACCACCGCGCTCCTCACCCTCGCTGCATGGATGATCCTGTCCCTCCCGCTGGGCATTTTGGTGGGCAAGTGGATCAAGCGGAACAATGGGGAGCCGATGTGAGCGATCCGGCGCAAATCAAGGTCCTGGTGGCTTGCGAGTATTCCGCCACGGTTCGGGATGCCTTCCGAGCGCGCGGGTTCGATGCATGGTCCTGCGACCTGCTGCCGACCGAGGGCGATCCCCGCTGGCACATCCAAGGCGATTGCCGCGAGGCCATTAACGGCACGTGGGATTTGGTTATTCTTTTCCTGCCTTGCACCAAAATGGCTGTTTGTGGGAATCGCACTTACGGCATGGGGAAGGCGCTCTATTTTGAGCGCGTCGAGGCCATTGGCTGGACGCTCGGCACGGTTGAACTGGCGCTGTCCAATGCGCCGCACGTTGCTCTTGAGAACCCTGCTAGCGTGATTTTTCCGGCTCTGCGCCAGTGGTTCAACGCTGATGTGCAGTACGTTCAGCCGTGGCAGCATGGGCACCCCGAGCAAAAGAAAACCGGGCTGGCGTTGTGGGATTTGCCCCGGCTGACACCAACCGATGACGTTTACGCTGAAATGATGGCACTGCCCCGCAAAGAGCGGGAGCGCGTGTTTTTCATGTCCCCTGGGCCAGATCGGGGCAAGGAGCGTGCGCGTTTCTTTGCCGGTTTGGCAAATGCCATGGCCGACCAGTGGGGCGATTACCTTTTGAACACCCGCGCGCCTGCGACCCTCTCCCGCCGCGCGGAAACTGAGGGCGGGGAGTTCCCCCAGAGCTTCCCGCCCACTTCTTGCGATTCCATCCATATCCGCGACATCGCGTAAGTAAGCGAGGCTAGCAATGCCGAAGTTAGCACTGTTCCGTAAACGGACGTTAAACATACCTGCTAACCATGCGTTTACCATGGGGCGCGTGTGATGGATCATTACGCAGCATTTCTTGCCCGCAAGGCAATCACCGACCCTATGACGGGGTTTAAGGACGTTCCGGCGCTTCCTGCCTGTCTGTTTTCGCATCAGCGCGATATTGTCGCATGGGCGCTCCGTAGAGGCCGGGCCGCGCTGCTTGCTGGCACTGGTCTGGGCAAGAGCCTGATGGAACTTGCATGGGCGCAGGCGGTCCACAACGAAACCGGGCGCAACGTGTTGCACCTCGCCCCCCTTGCCGTGTCAAATCAGATGGCGCGCGAGGCGGACAAGTTCGGCATTCCCGCGCGCGTCGTTGCTAGGCAAGAGGATTGCGGTCCCGGCATCAATATCACCAACTATCAGAAGCTTGATCACTTTGACTTGTCCGAGTTTGGCGGTGTCATTCTGGACGAAAGTTCGATCCTTAAGAACACAGAAGGTCACTATCGGAGCAAGCTGATTGCGGCTTGCCAGTCGATCCCGTTTCGCCTTGCCGCGACTGCCACACCGGCCCCGAACGACTTCATGGAGCTTGGCAATCATGCCGAGTTCTTGGGCATCATGTCCTATACCGACATGCTCGCCACGTTCTTTACCCATGATGGCGGCGATACGCAAAAGTGGCGATTGAAGGGTCACGCCGAGAACGAGTTCTGGAAGTGGATGGCGTCTTGGTCGGTGATGCTGCGCAAGCCGTCCGATCTTGGCTATCCGAACGATGGCTATGACCTGCCGCCGCTTAATTTCGTGTCGCACATCGTGGCCGCAGACTATCGCCCAAATGTTGAAACGGGAATGCTTTTCCCGATGCAGGCCGAGACGTTGCAAGAGCGCATCGCCGCGCGCCGGGGCACGGTAGAAGAACGGTGCAGACTGGCCGCAGACATTACGCCGAAGGATCGGCCCTTTGTCTGGTGGTGCAACCTCAACGCCGAAGCCGAGACGCTTGCAAAGCTGATCCCTGGCGCGGTCAATCTGCATGGCGGTCTGTCTGAAGGTGAGAAAGAGCGCATCCTGATTGCGTTCAGTGATGGCGACATTCGGCACCTGATCACCAAGCCTTCTCTGGCTGGTTTCGGCATGAATTGGCAGCACTGCGCCGATACCGGCTTTGTTGGTCTGAACGATAGCTTTGAGCAGTTCTATCAGGCTGTTCGCCGGTTCTGGCGGTTTGGCCAGACGCGCACTGTAACGGCTCATATCATTGCCAGCGAGCTTGAAGGCGCAACCGTTGCCAACATCAAGCGCAAGGAAGCCGACGCCGACCGCATGGCCGCTGCGATGGTCCTGCATATGGCGGACTTGTCGAGCAAAGCCGTGCGCGGATCGGTGCGCGACACGCCCAATTACAACCCCACTATTCCTGTTCAGCTTCCCGCATTTCTGGAGCAAGCCGCATGACCATTAAGGCCGTTGATCAAGTCGTAAACGACAAGTATGCCATCTATCAGGGCGATAGCTGCGAAGTGATCCGCGCGATCCCCGGCGATAGCATCGGTTTTGGCATTCACTCGCCGCCGTTCGAGGGGCTGTATAAGTTTAGCAACTTCGACCGCGACATTTCCAACAACGATGGTCCGCAGTTTTGGGAGCATTATGCGTTCCTGATTGCAGAGCTTCTGCGCGTCACCAAGCCGGGAAGGCTCCACTCGGTCCATGTGATGCAGCTTCCCATGTCAAAGATCCGGCACGGCCATATCGGCATGCGAGACTTTCGCGGCGAGGTCATCCGCGCGTATGAGGACGCGGGCTGGATTTTCCATAGCGAGGTTTGCATCTGGAAAGACCCCGTAGTTGCCCAGCAGCGCACAAAGTCCATTCGGCTCCTGCACAAGCAGATTGTAAAGGACAGCACCATCAGCGGGCAGGGTCTGGCTGATTACGTGGTGACGTTTCGCAAGCCGGGAGACAACCCCGAGCCGGTGAGCGGGTGTTTTGACCGCTACAGCGGCACCGATGAACCCGACCAAAGCAAGTTCACCACCCCGACCGATGGCCGCAACTGGTACAGTATTGAGGTCTGGCAGCGGTACGCCTCGCCGGTCTGGACTGACATCAATCAGACCCGCACCCTGCAATACCGTGGCGGCCGCGACGAGAAGGACGAGCAGCACATTAGCCCGCTGCAGCTTGATGTGATCGAGCGATGCATCGACTTGTGGAGCAACCCCGGCGACACCGTACTGACACCGTTTCTCGGAATCGGCAGCGAAGTGTTTTGCGCCGTCCAGATGGGTCGCAAGGGCATCGGGATCGAGCTTAAGCCGTCCTACTTTCGCCAAGCGGTGCGCAACCTTGAAAACGCTCAAGACGCGCTTGGGGGACTGTTTGGAGAAGCCGCATGATCCGCGACTTCATCGCCATTCTCCCCCAGAGCGCCCGAGAGCGCATCCGCCCCACATGGCTACCCCAAGGCGAGGCAGAGCTTAACTCGCGCCTGAAGCGCCGCAAATCGCGCCGTATGGCCTATTCGGAGGTGCAGCGGTGACACTAGAAGAAGCTGCCGCCGTCGCGCGCGCCGAACAGACCCGCCAGCGCTTGCTGCGCGTGGACACGCTGGCCGAGTTGGTCGCCGAGGGGCACACCATGCGCAAGGCCGCTGCAATCATGGGGATCGGCGAGAACACGGCCTATTCGTATTGGGCTGAGATCAAGCGCGGGCTGGGGTGGCTGGGATGATGACCGCCGAACAGCGCGCAGCGGTCGCATGGGCCATCAAGATGCTGGACGGGTTTTTGGCCCTGACCGGCTGCATCATCAAGCATGAAAGCCGCGCGCACCTCGATGTGCTGCGGGGGATGGTGAAGCCATGACCTGCAAAGAATGTGGCGGACCAGTCAGTTCACGATGCGAAACAGGTTTTTGCCGTTCTTGCAACGGGCGACGCACGATCAAGGGCAGGGGTCTTATGCCGCGCTCTACGCGCGCCAAGCCGCCGGAACCGTACGTGCAGACTTGGTGTCCGGCTGAGTGGCGCGATGATTACCGCCGCTGGGTGGGTCAGGGGATGAAGCGCTCTGAAGCCAAGCGGATCATTCTCGATCACATCGCGGTCCGGGGTGTGTCGGCATGAAGATTGAGCTTCCCTTTCCGCCTGCATCGCTTTCCGGCCACAACAACGGCAACCGCTGGGGCAAGGCAGGCGAGATCGCCCGTCACCGCCGGTGGGCCAAGTGCGCCACCATGGAAGTGTTCGGCATTGCCGGTCTGCCGGAAAGTGATGGCGACATCAATCTGACCGTTCGGTTCATCCCTGCCAATAATCGCGGGGACCGGGTGAATTACCCCAACCGGATGAAGCCCTATTTCGACGGCATCGCGGACGGCCTGAAGGTCAATGACAAGCGGTTTAACCCGATGTTTATTTTCTGCGAGCCGGACGCGCCTGGGCGTGTCGAGATTTACGTACAGGTGTCCAAATGACCAAGCCTGAGACCGAAGAAACACGCGCCCATGAAGCATGGGAGGCCCATCAAGCGATGGTCAAGGCAGAGATACGCCAGCCTTCGTTGAAGGATAACCCGGCATGGGTAACTCTGCGTGAGACTGCCATGGCAGTTTTTCTAAGCGCTTTTGAGAAGGTCGCGCAATGAGCCTTATCGCGCGCCTTATCGAAGCGGGAGTTTCAAGCGACATTATTGAGGATGTCGCCATGCTGCTCGCTGAAAAGAAGGTTGCCGAAGCCGCGCTTGAATCTCGCCGCGCAAAGGATCGGGAGCGGCAGAGCCGCCGCCGCAATGGTGCTGAAGCGGATCACGGGCAATCACGTGAAGTCACGGAATGTCACGTGACACAACGTGACGAACGTGACCCCTCCCTTTCCCGCCCCCTTTCCCCCCAAACCCCCCTAACC